CGGATGAGCACCACTTCGCGGCCAGTCGGCAGATGGGGTAGGAGGAATCGGACGAAACTGTACAACCGCTCCAAATCGGGATCAGTCCAAGGCATGATTTGACTGAGGAAGGCATAGAGGTGCACGTAGCTGCGAAGTTTGTCGCGGAATAACTGCCTGACGTCATCGTCCTCCAACGCTTTGAATCGGTCGACCGCAGGCTGTAAGTGCTTCTCCATCCGCGCGTGGTCGTGTACGTTGTGTTGGGTCAGCGGTTTGTAGAATATTGCCGCAAACGCTTCCACCTCCGACCAGTGATACACCTGCATTTCGTCCATTTCGTGCTTGAGCGTTTCCAACTGCTCCGGGTCAGAAGTCTCCTGCAAGCTGGTGGTATCGTAATACGGCTTGAAGGCGGAGTAGATTTCCTCGGGATCGTTTACGAAATCGAGGACAAACGGCGCTTCCTTGCCGGGATGCGTACGGTTCAGCCGCGAAAGGGTCTGCACAGCCTGCACGCCCGCGAGCCGCTTGTCCACATACATGCTTTGAAGCAGAGGTTGGTCAAACCCGGTTTGATACTTGTTGGCCACCAACAGGATCTGATAATCGGAGCTGTCGAATCGCTCGGGTAACCTCGATTCGCTTATGCTCTTGCCGGTCACCACGTCTTTGTTCATTCCTGGCTCGGTATATTCGAGACCTGTATCCGGGTCCTTCACCGTGCCGCTGAAGGCGACCAGCGGCCGCACGTCGTCGTACCCGTTGTCGGCGATGTATTTCTCGAAGGCCAGCATGTATCGCACAGCGTGAAGGCGCGAACTGGTGACCACCATCGCCTTGGCCCGATTACCGATCTGGTGCTTCGCGTTCCGCCGGAAATGTTCGACCATGATCGCGGTCTTCTGCTCGATATTGACGGGATGCAAACTCATGAATCGGGCCAGGGACCGCGTCGCCTTCTTTTTGGGAAACTTCGGATCGTCTTCGATGGCCTTCACCAGCCGGTAGTAGGTGGCGTAGGTGGTGTAGTTCCTCACCACGTCCAAAATGAAGCCCTCCTCGATGGCCTGCCGCATGGAGTAGAGGTGGAACGCCTCGGGCAAGCCGCCCGGACCCTTGCGGCCGAAAAGCTCCAGCGTCTTGCCCTTGGGCGTGGCGGTGAAGGCGAAGAAGCTGAGGTTCGGTTGGCGACCCCGCGACTGCATCACCTGGTTGAGGCGGTCTTCCCAATCGGGTTCCTCCTCGGCGCTGTCCGCATTGGCCACCGCGCCGAGGATGGCCTTCAGCTCGCGCGCCGTCTCGCCGGTCTGGCTGGAGTGCGCCTCGTCCACGATGACGGCGTAGCGGCGCTTGGCGATCTCGGCTTCCCACTTGGCGGCGTCGGCCTTCTGCTCGGCGGTGGCCTCTTCCTGCCTCTCCGCCCCTGCGGCATGGAGCAGGCCGCGCAGAACGAACGGGAACTTCTGGAGCGTGGTGACGACGATCTTCGTGCCGTCGATGAGGGCGGCGGCGAGCTGCTTGGCGTCCTGGTCGATGGCCTTGACGACGCCCTGCGAATGCTCGATCTGGTAGATGGCGTCCTGCAGTTGCTGGTCGAGCACCTGCCGGTCGGTGATGACGACCACGCAGTCGAACACCTTGACGCTGTCCGCATTGTGGAGGCTGGCGAGGCGATGCGAGAGCCACGAGATGCTGTTCGTCTTGCCGCTGCCGGCCGAATGCTGGATCAGGTAGTTGCGGCCGGCGCCCTGGGAGCCCGCGGCGGCGACCAGCTTCCGCACGCCGTCGAGCTGGTGGTAGCGCGGGAAGATCATCGTCTCCTTCGTCACCACGCGATGCCCGCCACGGCCGTCTTCGACCTTCTCCTCCTTCTTCTCCAGGAACAGGAAGTGCCCCAGGATGTCGAGGAAGCTCCCGAACTGCAGGACCTCTTCCCAAAAATAGCCCGTGCGGTAGCCGGAGGGGTGCCGGGGGTTGCCCGCGCCGCAGACGATCTCGCCCGGATGGCTGCCGCGGTTGAAGGGGAGAAAGCGCGTCTTCTCGCCAGCCAGCCGGGTCGTCATGTGGACTTCGTCCGGGTCGGCGGCGAAATGCACCAACGCCCGCTTCTTGAACTCGAACAAGGGGGCGCGCGGATCGCGGTCCTCCTGGTATTGGCGCACGGCGTTCCGCCAGCTCTGGCCCGTGCCGGGGTTCTTCAGCTCGATCGTCGCAACGGGGAGGCCGTTCACCGCCAGCGCGAGGTCCAGTGTGCGGTTGTCGCCTGGATGACAGGGCACCTGCCGCGTGACGGTCAGGCGGTTCTTGCCGAACTGCGCCAGCACCTCGTAGTTGGCGCCGTGGGCAGGCTTGAAGAAGGCGAGGCGGAAGGTCTTGCCGTAGAACTTGAAGCCATGCCGCAGCACGCTGAGCGAGCCTTTGGCGTCCAGTTCCTTGACCAGCGTGGCGAGGAGCATCGGCTCCAGACCTTCGCCGTGGAGCGCGCGCATGTCGGCCCACAGTTTCGGTTGCGTGTCTGCGAGGAACGCGAAGACCTGCGACGGGAACAGCGCCCGCTCCTTGTCCCACTCGGCGTTGCTGCCGGACGTCCAACCGCACGTCCGCAGGGTCTGCGCGACAAAGGTCTCGAAGGCGTGCTCGGTGGTCTGGCTCATGGCAGGGCTTTCAGCTCGAGTGTGTCGATCTCCCGCAGAGGCAGCGCGGTGATCTTCTCCGTCATCGGGTAACGCAACGTGCCTGGATAGAGCACCCAGAGATGCTCCAGTTTCAGGTCGTCCAATGCGATATGCATGGACTTCGTGGTCGTCGGCGCGTCCGTGCACTTGAACTCGAACCCCCAGCGCCGTCCGCGTCGAAGCAAGAGCAGGTCCAGCTCCGCGCCGCGTTGCGTGCCGTAGAAATACGCATCCCGCTGGCCGTGGGCAATGAGCGTCTGCTCCAGTGCGAAACCTTCCCAACTCGCGCCGTAGCGCGGGTGGGTGCGCACCGCCAGCATTTCACCGAGGCCGAGCAAGCTGTGGAGCACGCCGCTGTCGCGCAAGTAGACCTTCGGCGATTTCACCAGCCGCTTGCCCAGGTTCTCGAACCATGGCGGCAACACCCGCACCATGAAGGTGCCAGCGAGCAGATCCCGGTAGTGATTCACCGCCGTCGCGCTCACATCCATCGAACGGGCCAGTTCGGCGGCGTTCCAAACCTGCCCGTGGAAATGGGCCAGCATCCGCCAGAATCGACCCAACGCCTCCGGGGCCACCTTCGATCCCAGCCCCGGAATGTCCCGTTCCAGAAATGTGCGCGTGAAGCCCTGCATCCACCGCTCCCAACCCGCCGTGGTCGCGGCGAGGAAGGCGCGCGGAAATCCGCCTCGCAGCCACAGCCGGTCCTGCTCCTCGACGCCTGCTTCGGAGAGGGAAAACCCCGCCACATCCACAAACTGAATCCGGCCCGCGAGCGTCTCCGATACGCCCTTGACCAGCTCCCACGACGCGCTCCCGAGCAGCAAGAAAACCGCCTTGCGCTTGCGGTCGTCGCACAGCGGGCGCAGCAGCGTGAACAGCTCTGGCAGCCGCTGCACCTCGTCCACGATCACCAGCCCCTCGCGCTCCGCCAGCAGCTTTTCCGGCGTGGCCCGCAAGGCTTCCAGCGTGTCCGGCTTCTCCAGATCGAGAAGCAGCGTTGGTCCGGCCCATGCCGCCGCCACCTGCTCCGCCAGCGTCGTCTTCCCCACCTGCCGAGCTCCGAGCAAGGCGACCACGGGCGACTCCGCCAGCCGCAAACGGATGGATGCCAGCAGGGCTTCGCGTTGTATAGATTGTTGCATATTGTATCTGCGCAAAACGATATACTACAACCATCGGACGCCAAAGGGAAGTTCATTCGCAGGGGTAATCGGTCAGTGACAGGGGTAGAGCGCTGGACGGCGGCAGGGGAGGCAAAGCCATTGGGAGCGCAACTTTGCAAGCGACTTAAGGAAACAAAGCAACGGTGTGAGAAAGCACCGAGCTACGGGAGGGAAACCGTTACAGATGACGGCATCGATGTAATTACGTATGGGGTCAGCGAACTGTGGAACCCAGATGCACTTACAATTGAGTCGTAGGTTCCAAGAACAGACTTCTCGCTGCTGCTCTTGCCATAGATCAACGTCATGCCATGGGTTCGTGGTGGATATGGACGGTTGTGATATATATCCAGCCTAACAAAGTGGTCCGGTCCATAGATAACATCGCACCGACGGTAGCTGTTTGGGGTGTAAGCAACGTACTCCAGCAATTTGAATGTCATCGTCTCGGCATAGGGCGAAAACGTCGTCAAAACCGTGTCAAACACACACGCCTTCGGCGAAGCCATATCGCCGTACGTAAAGCTTTCCGAAGAAGGAGGTGTGCCGGCAATGAAACTAAACGCACCGGTCCACGAAAGCAGAACAGTATCTCCTACGGACGGGTAACGGAGGATGCGGCCGGTATTCGGATTTAAAGCCATCCTACCTCCGGAGTGTCGGATTATGTGCCCCAATTTGGATGTGTCAGTAAGCGGCATTTGGTCCTCACACTTCGGGCGCTTCGATTTCAACGCGCGTCTCGGCCGACACGCTCACAAAGCCGCCGCCTGTAGACACCACTAGCTTGCGGAAATAGCCGTAGAGCTTCTTGTCCCCGGCGTGGTAGTAGCCTGGCCGCGTCTGTATCCAGAGCCACAGACCGAGCGGGTTGGGCGGCGTGCTGGCGTCCACGTCGCCGACGGCCCAGGTGTCGGTCGCGGCCGCTTCGTCGCCCTCGGTGTTGGAGCCGAGAGTCTTGTAGTAGGTCGGCGCCGATGCCGCTGCGCCTCCGAGGGTAGCGGCGTCGCCGTAAAGCTCGCTGCAAAGGACCTGGGCCAGCTTGGCCTTTTTGACGCCGGCGTCGTCGTAGACAACCCAGAATTCGCGCGGCTGGATGACGGTGGGGGTTTTGTCGCCAGCCGTTGCAAAGGCCGTGCCGGCGGGGTGCAGGTCGATTGCATGGAGATTTTCGTCGGCGTCCTCGGCGGCGATCCTGAGACGCTGGCGGGAGTGCGCGGGGGCTTCGGCTACGGACTCCTTGGGAAATGCGTCCTGTCCGCTGATAGCCTCGACCGTGCCGTCGTCGCGCTGCGACCGGGAGACCGGGCGCCGACGCCCGCGCACCGCCCTCCACAGGGCCATGCGGCCGTCGGCCTCCAGGCGCGCGCACGGGCCGACGGAGACGGATGTGACGCCGGCGGCGATGTCGTAGTCGCATCCCTGAACGACGGCGCGCATGGTGGCCCACTCGGTGCGGGCGCCGGTCCAGTTGACGACGCGGCCGGGCCGCACGGCCAGCGTGCATTCGTCCTCGTCGATCTGGCACGAGCCGTCCCAATGCAGCAATGCCCACTCGGCGTACAGCGCGGCGGCGAGGCCGGATGGCACGCCCTCGGACGTGCCAACGGCAATCGTCTTGCTGTAGGTCCGCGTGGTGGCGTTCGTCGAAATCAGCGTGAGAGGCACGACGGCCTCGGCCTGGTCCGCCACTTCGCCTTCCGCGTCGCGCGTCACGTAGGCGACGACGCAGCTGATCGTCTCGCGCTCCGTCCCGACTCCTGACATCCAGCCCGCGACGGCGCCCTCGACCAGGTAGCGGGGATAGACCTCGGCGCCGTCGGACGTGTAGGAGACGATGCTCCAGTCGTCGGTGGGCAGGTCGGCCAGCCACGGGACAAACCCGGCGAGCCAGGCCTTGTCCGCCGTGATGTCCGCCGGGTACGTGCCGGTGACGACCTTCTGGGTGAGCGTCTCCGTCGAGCGGCCTTCGAGGTCCACCACCACGGAGGCGCGCTCGGGCGCGTCCGCGTCGCCCGCGGTCGCGTACGCGCGGCGCTCGTAGGGCTTGCCGTCCTTGGTCCCGGCGATGCGGTAGGTGACGACGACGCCGGGCACCTGCAGGTCGTAGCGCGGCGTGAACGCTGCGCTGGTGACGATGCCGCCGTGCAGCGCGACGTCGACCGCCGTCATGGACGCGGCTGCGGTCACGTTGGCCTGCGGCGTGTAGACGCCCGCCTCCTGGTGGTCGTAGTCCCACCAGAGCACGTGCGTCGGCGTCCAGCGCAGGCAGGCGATAATGGCGTCCCAGCAGGTGACGTTTTCCTTCTCGTCAAGCGGGGCCGTGAGGCCCGCCGCGACGGTGCCTGCCACGATGGGGATGCCGCGCGCTGCGGCGAACGCGACAACGTCGCCGATCTGCCCGCCGGTGGTGCGCCGCGTGCCCGCCTGGTTCTCGCCGAGGATCACGCGCGGCTCGTAGGCGAGCGCGGCCGTGCCGTCGTCTTCGGTGATCACCTTCCACTGCTGCGCGTACTCGGTGCGCGCCAGCCGGGCGGACGGACCGCCCGCGCGGTAGGAGATCGATTCCGGGCCGCCGCCCGCCGTCTGCCGCGGAATGCTCTCCACCCAGCCTACGAACCAGCACACGTCGGTCGCTCCGTCGCGGCGGATCAGGCAGACCTTGCTCGCGTTCGGGAACGCGGGGTCGGCGGCGTAGTCTTCCTCGACGGTCCACTCCAGGGAGTCGGCCCCGTTGGCGACGAGGTGCAGCACGCATCGCGTGACGCCGAGGGAGGCGAGGGTCGCCGGGGTCCCGGCGTTGAGCTTGATCAGCCAGGATACGGCCATGGAAACCTCAGACGTTGGGGATTTGGGAAACGGCGGCCTTGAGGTCGCGCATCTGCTGCGCCTGCTGGCGCTGCGACTCCTGGAACGCGCGGAACAGGTCGGTCGCGGCGTCCATCGAATCCTCGGTCGCCTTGCGCGCCGCGCCCGCCTCGTCGGCCATGCGCTGCGCGCCGGTGCCGGCTGCCGCCGACGATCCCGCGACCGAAACCGCCGCGGGAGCCGCCGTGGCCGCGGACGGCACGGCAGCGGACGCGACCGGGCCAGGAGCGCCGGGCAGCGCGCCGCGCACGCCGGCGAGGTTGGCCTCGTACGTCGCGCCTACGTCCACGCCCGTGCGCCGCGACAAACCCTCGACGATGCGCCCGCCCGCCGTTCCAATGCGCTCGCGCGATGCCGCGAAGCTTTCGCCCGCCTGAGACAGCGCGCCGCCGATGTCCTGGTCGCGGTTCGCGGTCGCGATGGCGACGGCCTGGTCTAGGTCGAGCGAGTCGATGTACTCGCGCTGTTGCTTCTTGCGCCGTTTGAACTGCTCCTGGCTCATCATCGCGTCGTCGCCCCCGAACACATTGGACGGCACGCCCAGCGACTCGGCTTGTTCCGGGGAAAGGTTCGCGATGTTCTTGCGCGCGGCCTCGCGGGCGGCCTTCGTCTCGTCGCGGCCCCAGATGTCGATCTTCATCACCTCGCCTTTGATCGCCGCGCCGAATATCTTCGCCAGCGCCACGACGACCGTCCCGAGGCTGCGCAGGCCCTCGGCCAGCAGCGTGACCACGAGGTCCACCAGCGCGTTGACCGTCGCCGAGATGGCGCCGCCGATGCTGGTCTTGCCGAGCACGTCGATCACGGTCTGGACGCCCGCCACGGCCTGCGCCACGAGGTCCGCGATCCGCGACGACAGCCCCTCGACGAACCCGGCGAACCCCTTGCCGTCGCCCAGCGCGTTGAGCTTCTTCGCGACGAAGTCGATGACGGGCTTGAGCTTCGTGTCGAGCGCCTCGCCGACCTGCGACACCAGCTCCCGGATGCTCTGCCAGATCCGGGGCCAGTGCCCGACCTGCGAGTCGACCTTGGCGAAGGCCTCCTCCAGCCCGCCGCCCTCGGCGCGCATCGTGGCGAGGTCGGCGGCGGCGTTGGCCGCGTTCTCCCCGATCATGGCCAGCACGGCGCCGACGTTCTCGCGGCCGAAGGCCTTCTCAAGGGCGACGGCGCTGAAGCCCGCCTCCGATCCCACCTTCTGCAACGCCTCCTGGAACGTCATGCTCTTCGACCATCCGTCCCCGAGCTCGCCGTTGAGCGCCAGCATGGAGTTGCGGATCTGCGTCATCGCGGTGGCGGTCGGGACGCCCTGCTTCGTGAGCGTCGCGACGGCCGCGAGCACCTGGTCGAGCCCGACGCCGAGCGCGGATGCCGTCGGGGCGGCCTGCGAGATGTAGGCGGCCAAGTCGCCGAACGTCGTCTTGCCGTTGGCGACGGTTTTGAACATCAGGTCCGTCACGGCGGCGGCCTGCGAAGTCTCCATCTTGTACGAGTTGAGGACGGTCGTGATGCCGTCGATGGCCGTCTCGATGGTGGAACCGTCGGCGACCGCCACTTTTGCCGCGGTGCGCAGGAACGGGATGAGCTGGTCCTGCGCGACGCCCGAGCTCAGCGCCTGGTACCAGCCCTTGCCCAGTTCCGACTTCGCGACGCCCAGCTCCGGCGACAGCTTGCTGATCTCCTTGCGCAGTTTGACGAAGCCCTCGCGCCCGGTGTCCATCATCGTCCAGGCGCGCGCGGCCTCCTTGTTCCAGACGTAGAACTCGCGAACGCTTCCCGCGACCGCCCCGGCCGTCGCCAGCGAGGCCTTCTTCAGCCCGTCGGCCACCGCGTGGAACCCCTTGTTGAGCCCCGCCGCGACGGTCGCCAGCCCGGCGTACGCCGCCTTCAGCACGCCGACCTCGGAGACGTGCTTCTTGAGGAACCCGCCGATTTTGGTGATCCCCGTCGCGTCGGCGACGGTCTTCAGGAAGATCTTGACGTCCTTGCTAGCCACGGGCGGCCTCCTCGATGTAGATGTCCAGCGCCCGGAGCGCGCCTTCGCGGTAGTCGTCGTCGGCGGGCAGCACGCCCGCGTCGGCCTTGTGCGTCGTCTCCTTCTTCAGCACGAACAGGATCGACAGCATCCCGTTCGCCGCGCTCTGCGCCAGGAACGCCTTCTTGGCCTTCGTCACAACGAGGCGCAGGTTGTCGAACTCGCCGGGCGTCCTGCCTTCGGCCTTCGTCCCCGAAAGCGGGATCGCCAGCTTGCGGATGGGCTTGCCGGTGACGAGCGACACGCGCCCGCTCGGGCGCACCGTGCCGCCGAAGTAGCGCAGCGCGAGGCCCTCGTGCGGGATGGCGACCAGCGCCCCGTTGACCACGGCGCGGGAGACCACGGCGTCCGCCGCGCGCCCGTAGAAGTTGTGCGCCACGCCGCCGCGGTGCCGCGTGCGCGAGAGCTTTCGCAGGTGCTCGCGCGTCGTGTCCGCGCCCGCCTCCGCGACGACGCGGTTGGCGGGCAGCCCGCCGAGCCCGGCTTCCAGCCTGGCCAGCATGGCGCGCACCTCGGCGTCGTCGTAGGAAACGCTCATCGCGATCACGGCGCGGCCCTCCGCAGGATGCTCTGCCACACCAAAGCGGGCAGGCCGTTGGCGAGCTTGCCAAGCCGGAACACGGCGCTGCCGCCCTCGTAGTCCGCGCGCACGTCGAGCTTGTCCACGACCGACCAGCGCGCGGTCGCCGCGCCTTCGGCCATCGCGAGCACGTCGCCGCGATCCACGCCGCCGCCAAGGTTGGCCGCGACCTGCTCCGCCGTCGCCACGAGCGGCGCGTGCACGGGCAGCGTGGGGACATTGCCGCGGCCCTGCAGGGCGGCTGCAAGCGCCGTGCGCGCCCCCTGCGGCACGAAGCCGAAAGGAGCGCTGCCCTTGAGCCCGGCCTCGGCCGCGTCGACCAGCTCGCCGACGACGGAGGCGTGCGGCGCGACCCACACGCGCTGCGCCTCGCGGTCCCAGACCGCGCGGCCCTCGAAGGCGTCGACCCATTTGCCGACCACGCCCTCGTCCATGCCGGCCGTGCCGCTGGACTGCAGCTGCCGCATCGGGTCCCGGAGCGGCGCCGGCTTGGGCTGGCCTTCCTTCAGGACCTTCAGCTCGCGGGCGCGGCGCGCGTCCACGTTGCGCAGGCGCATGCCGCTCTGGTAGTCGAAGGGCGGGTACGGCTGGCCGAAGCGGGAGATCGCGGACCAGACAGGATCGTTCTTGAGCGCCACGAACGGCCCGTCCTGCGAAAGCGCGTAGGTCGCCGAGGTGCCGCCCTCGCCGAGCGCGGAGCGCGCGTCGTTCCAGCGCTCGCGCCACTTGCGCGGCACCTTGCGTGCCATCGCCCGGAACAGCTCCTGCGCGGGCCAGACGCTCATCACGGCCTCGTCTTGGTGCGAGCGCCAGACGGCGTAGCCCCGCGCGCGGCTCTCCTGCATGGAAACGATGAGGTTCGTCCGCAGGTCGCTCGACAGGTCCTTGAGCCCGCCCTTGTCCTCCGGCAGCGGCTCGTAGCCGAGCTTGGCCAGGCGCAGCTTCATCCGCGTGCGGATCTCGGCGGGGTTGGGCACCGCGCCCGGCGCGCCCTTGCCGGCGAGCAGCGCCACGATCTCGCGCTGCGTCTCGGCCAGGTGCCCGGCGTAGACCGTGCGCGCCGAAAACACCGACGCCTCGCGCAACGCCGCCGGCACGTGCTCCGCGATCTCGCGCGCGGACAGCGTCGTGGCGACGGCCCGGCGGGTGGCGAGGAAGTCGGCGGCGACGTTGGAGGGGTCGGTGGGCATGGGAAAAGAAGCCAGGGTTCAGGGTTCAGGGTTCAGAAGTCAGCCGACGGAGCGGTAGGCATCGCCGAAGAAGGTTACGGCGCGGTAGAAGCGGTCGCCCCAGCGCGGGGACCAGTCGGCGGAGATGTCGTCGCGCAGGTCGAGGTCGGCGGCTGCGTAGACGGCTCGGACGGAGCAACCCAGCGTTGCGGCGATCAGCGCGGCGGATCGGCAGTTGCGGTCGTGCTTCATGGAGCCCCGCGCCGCGGCGCGCCAAGCATGCCCTGCGACGCGCGGGCCGTTGGGTGTTCCCAGACTGAACAGGACGCGGCCGAAGAGCTTGATCGCGAGGCGGGGAGAGCTGCCGTCCCACGCGAAGGGCGCGTAGATCTCTTCGGAGCCGTCGGGGAAGATGCGCAAGCCGGGGTCGGCCTCGCCGTAGACGTTCGCCTCGCGGCCCCGCGTCAGCGCCAGCAGGTGCGGGCTCGGAGGGCAGCGGTAGTTCGATGTCAGGCGGTACAGCGTGCCCAGGGGGGCGACCTCCACCTTGCGGGCGAGGTCTAGCAGGGCGGTGGCGTTCATGGGGTGGCGTCCTCCTGGGGGAATTCAACCGGGATCGGGTCGCCGGCGTCGACGACGCCGATCCGGTACGCGCATGCGCGGAACACCAGCGCGGCCGCCAGAGCGACCAGCGCCAGGAGCGTGTCACGCAGGGATTTGCCTAGCATGCCTTTCATCCTTTCAGCGCGCGGCGCGCCTTGTGGTGCTCGAAGCGCCGGTCGAACTTGGCCGCGTAGTCCAGCGTGCAGTCCAGCATCCAGCGGGTCGGGCCGTTGTTGTGGACGCGGGCCATGTTGCGCAGGGTGCGGACGTTGGCGGGGAAGCGGTCCCAATAGTGCGTCGCGTGGATCAGCGTCATGTCGCGCGCCTTGACCGGGTCCGACCGGTCGGCCGGCTGGTAGACCGGGCGCCGTAGGATGCGGTTGACGTTGCGGACGAAGATCTCGTGGATCTGGTAGCGTCCCAGCGCCCGGCCCCCGTCCCCGACGGCGGAGTCGCGCTCCGCCTCGGGGAGGTGGCCGGTCTCGCAGTCCGCGATTGCGTCCGCAAACGCTTCTGGATAGGGCAGCGGCATGGGCTACTCCGCGGCGGGCGGGGCTTCGTTGATGATCGTGTCGCCCTCGACAACGGTGTCGCCTTCTGCCCGATCTTCGGCCCATGCCGCCACACCCCATCCGAACACCCCGCCGCCAAACGTCGCCAACCCATACCCGAACGGATCGGAGCGAATCAGCGCCTCATTCGTGAGACTCAGAGGCAAGCGGCCCGCCGCCACCTCATCCTTTTCCCACGCCTCCGACTGCGCAACCTTGTAGTTGTGGTACATCACGAATCCGGCCGCGGCGCCGCCTATGCCTCCGAGCATCTTCGGGCCGCTCGTGGAGCAGCCCTGGCAGAGCAGCCCGGCCGAAACGGCCAGCGCCCAGCCGATGCGGCTGCGCGGTTTCTTCAGCCACCCGCCGACCCGGCCGAACACCCGCGCGAACCAGCCGACGCGCGGCTCGCCCAGCCTCGGCAGCAGCTCCGTGATCCTGTCCGCCTCCGCGGCAGCCTTGGACTCCGCCTCCGCCAACGCCCGCGCCTTGTCCCGACGCTCAGCCTCTCCGATGTCGTATTCGCCCACTTTGCACCTGCCTTTCGTTTTGCTCGTTTACAGCGACGTGCCCCAAGGCACAAGGATCGCCAGCGCCGCGCCGATGGCGCCCAGGATAATGACCAGGGCGTATTCCCAGCGTTGCGGCTTCGCGGTCATGCCTTGCCCCGCTTCAATGCCGCGCGCGCGGCCAGTGCCGCGGCCGCGGCCAGCGCGAGGATGCCCGCGACGTTCTTCTTGCCTGCCTGTTCCCCGAGCGCGTCGAGCACGGCGACCTTCTCTTCCGCCGTCGCGTCCGGGGCCAGCTTCGCCGCCGCGTAGGCAGCCTTCTCCAGCCGCTTGAGGGCCAGGGAGACATTGACGGCCCCGACGACGCGGCCGGGCTGCACGACCCGCTTGACGGGCTCGGAGACGACCGTCCCGTCGGCGTAGGTCAGGGTAACCATGCCGTCCTTGAGCTGCGACTTCGCGACGCCGTTGACCTTGCGCCGTTCGGCATGCCGTTCGACGGCCGCGCCGAGCCCGTCGGGCTCGCTTCCGGGCTTGGCGAGGCAGGGTGGGGACAGCGCCGCGGACAGCGCCGCCAGGCACAGGATGCGGTAAAGGCTCATAGCAGGTTGTTCCCCTTGTACGTGGTTCCGTTCTGGACGGCCTCGACGGCGATCCCGCCGAGGAGGCGCACGGCGATGGCGTCGGCCCCGGCGCCGAGCGTCACCCAGCCCGTGTGCGGCAGGTACTCGACCTCCCCGACCTGCACCGTGACGCCGCTTTCCGGCACGCTCAGGTATTCGTCGGGAGCGAACCCGCCGAACTCGACCTCGTACTGCGGACGCAGCGGAGTGCCGGCAATGCCCTCCGGGATCGCGTAGACGTAGCGGACGCACTCGGCTCCGTTGACGTTCTCCGTCGCGGGCCAGAAGTTCGTCGTCGGGTCCAGGAGGCCCCACTGCCCTTCCGCGACGCTGTACCGGATGCGGATGTTGACGTTGGTCGCCGGCGGATCGCTGAACCAGACCAGCGCCGTCAGGTTCGACGGCGTCTGCGTGACCTGCTCGAAGCCGACCATGATGTTGTGGTTCGTTTCGACCGGCGTCCCGCGCGGCATGTCCAGGGCGATGTACGCGGCGCTGTAGTCCCCCTGGGCGAGCTGGTTGGTGAGGTCGATGCAGTCCTGCCGCGCGGCCTCGACCACGTTGGAGAGCGCCGCCGCGATCTGCCCCGCCTCGGCCGCGAAGGCATCCAGCGCCGCCGCCTGCGTGCCGCTCACGACGCGGCCGCGGACGTCCTTGAGCGATCCGTCGCGCAGCACCGTCAGGAGCTGCAACACGACGGACGACGGCTGCGGGTTCGGCTTGTCCCCGCCGTAGCCGGCGACCAGCGCCAGCACCACAAGGGCCAGCGCCCGCTGCCAATGGTTCGTCGAGCGCTTCAGCCTGCGCCACAGTCCGCACTTTGCCGCGCAGATCAGCGCCGCGGCCAGCGGCACGAGGCAGGCCAGAAAGGCTGCGGCAAGGCTATTCGGGCAGTTCACAGAACACCCCCCCGACGATGCGCCACGTGTTCGTCCCCTCCGTCAGCTCGACGGACAGGGGTATTTCGTTGCCGACCTTGATGCCGTTGCGCACCGGCAGGAAGGCCCCGGTCTGCTGCTGCTGGGTTTCGGCGAAGATGCGGAAGAACGAGTTGGTCTGTTCGTTCGGCACGGCCACCGTGTTCCTGAAGCAGTCGTACAGCGTCGCGCCGACCAGCACGTTCGTCGCGACCACGGCGACGCTCTCCAGCTCGGTCCACGCCGGGTCGTCGCGGGGAGACGCGCTCCAGCGCACGACGGGGAACTCCGCGGGCTCCTCGCTGAAATAGGTGTACAGGTCCGAATAGGTGTACGTGGCATCGTTCGAGACGGCCGGCGCGAAGTAGACGACGGTCGCGATGACGTTCGTGTTCGGTTCCACGCCCGAGACGCCGAAGTCGAGCATGAAGCCCTGGATGTACCCCACGCCCTCGACCCCGTTGACGACCGCGCGGACGCCGTCGACCAGCGCCGCGACTTCCGCGACGGCGTTGCTCGTGGCCTGCAGCGCGGCGTCCGCGGCGACCAGCGCGACGACGTTGGAGGCGAGCTGGGCGACGGTCGCGACGGCCCCGGCCGGCGACAGCCCGGCGGGCGTCACGATGACGAACTCGGCGTCCTGCGCGCGGCAGAGTCCGCACAGCGCCGCGAGGACCAGCAGCGTGGATAGTCGGCTGATCATGGCGTGGTCTCCGGTCGAGTTGTGATGCCGTCTACGGTGACGCTGTCTGTCCGCAGCATGACGCGATTGCCACTAACTTGTTTCCGGTCGTAGATCGTGGTTGGAGCGGATGCATGTTCCATCCATACCCGGTTGAACGGATGTAGCGTGCAGGTTTCGAGCACCGCGTCGCGCCTTCCGTCGCCGTCCGTGTCGCGGTCGAACACAAGCCAATTCTGGCGCATGATGTAGTTCTGGGCTTCGTTGGTCGTCACCATCGTCAGGCGGTCGGCGACATTGGTGGCTTCCGCGAGCGTGCAGGACGTGCGGACGGTGTTTTCGGAAATGGTCGCCGTAAACTCTCTACGCCACGGAGCTGAGATGCGGACCGCATCGAGGCGCGATTGCTCCGCACGCCATTCGCGGTGGTCCGTTTCGATCATGACAATCATTCCGGCGGAAAACGTCAACGACGCAACGACGGCCACATATCCAACGAAGAACCGTACGTTCCACTGTTTGTCGCCCGTAGTCATGGCGTCACCTCCGTCCCAATTATCAGCCAATGCCCGTTGCTCACCGACACCGTCCACAAAATGTTGGTGGCGGAGTCTAGACTCGGCCACGAAATGGCGGCGACCGCCTCCGCGACCTGGTTTGTCGTGGCCACGGCCGCGTAGACGGCCTGGTTGGTTGCGACGGACAGCGTCCCGTTGTAGACAAGGCCGTTGTGCACGGGCAACAGGCCGTTCCCGCAGTCAAACACACCCGTGACCGCAACCGGCAAAACAACCGGGTCGTAGCAGTAGTTATAGCCGTACCAGTTGTTGTTCGTGATGCCGTAGAAGTTGGAATCTCGTCCGGTGACGCCGTTGACGTGCGCCACGATGTTGCTGCCGCGGCCTAGGAACAGCCAGATGTCCCTTGACCAGTTGCTGCCCGTGTACGACGCCATCCAAAGGCCCGTGGCCGCGTGGATCGAGGCGCCCAGCGACACGGGAAAATCGCCGTCCCACATGATGCCGGTGTCGGCCCACGTGAAGTCGCCGTCCGCGGCGGCGGACAGATTGGTGGCGACGCTCTGCGGCGAGACGAGCACCCGCAGCGAGTCGGCCCGGTCGTCGTCGGACGCGAGTCCCATCAAGGATACTCCCGCGACCGCGTTGGACGCCGCCGCATCGGCGTAGCCCTGCGCGTTGGTCTGCGCCTGGGCGGCGACGGCGGCGGCGTAGTCCTGGGCGTTGGTCCGCGCCTGCGCGGCGACGGCTGCGGCGTAGCCCTGCGCGTTGGTCTGCGCCTGGGCGGCGACAGCGGCGGCGTAGTCCTGGGCGTTGGTACGCGCATGCGCGGCGACTGTGTCGGCGTAGCCCTGCGCGTTGGTCTGCGCGTATGCGGACACGGCGTCGGCATAGCCCTGCGCGTTGGTCAGCGCCTGGGCGGCAACCGCGTCGGCGTAGCCGGGCGTGGCCCAAGGAGCGTTGGAGACCGTCACCGTGGCGAAGTCGATCACCCGCGCGGGCAGCGGCAGGGAGTTGGGCGTCGCGCCCGGGGCGCGCTTCATCTTGAGCGTGCCGTTGGCCCGGTAGCTCCTCCCGCCGGACGAGCCGGACACGCCGACGAAATACGGGTACTGCGCGGCCCCCACGTCGTTGGTCGGGCTCCACGTGGCGCGGACCAGACCGGCCGTGTTGGTGACGACCTCGGCCGGCGCGGACCACCAGAGCGTGTCCATGCCGTTGGTCTGCCAGTAGAGCGTCGCCGTCTCCGCGCCCGTCCAGGCGACGGCGGTGCCCGCCTCGCGCAGCTCGGGGAGCAACAGCGCCGTCTCGCCCTGGTAGACGTCCCAGTTCTGCGCGGCGGGGCGCTGCGCCTCGGCGATCCAGCGGAGGGGGACCTGGGAAAGGATGAAGGATGAAGGATAAAGGACAAGGGCCAGAAAGGCGGCTGCGACGGGCTTGCAAGGGGTTTGCATCAGGAGACCTCCCCGTATTCGAACACATAGGAACAGACGACCGAGACGCCGCGCACGCGGCAGGAGCAGGAGGCCATCGCGCCGACCAGCGACTGCGTGCTCGATCCGTCGGCGATCTCCAGCTTGGTCAGCGCCTGCAGGCAGACGGCCTTGGCGTGCGCCGCGGCCCACAGGCGGGCCGCGGCGTAGGTGGAGAACTCGCGCAACGCCGAGAACGGGTAGCTCCCGGTGTTGCAGCCGCGCGCCCGCACCACGGCGGCGGCGGCGCGGACGGGGCGCGAGACGGCGGTCGACTGCGCCGCGTTGAACTCCTCGCCGTCCCCGAGCGGCCCCTGGGCGTAGGTGTCGCTGGGGCGTGCCGGCCCGTGGACCAGGACGATGTCGGCGGAGCTCGCGGCGTTGGTCAGCGTGATCGTCACCTAGGCGTCCCTCCGTGATCAGTAATCAGTGATCGGTGATCAGTTATCAGTGATCGGTAGACAGCGATCGGTCTACGCCTCGGGCTCGGGCTCGGTGGCGATGGCGATGTCGAAGACCGCGCCGAGCGTGGTGTTCGGCGATTCGCCCGAAAACTCGCGGCTGGCCTCGAAGCCGATCTCGTTGGAGCGCAGCACGCTCGCGCCCCAGCGGCTGCCGCCGGTCAGCAACGCGGCGTCCTTAAGAGTCACGAGCAACCCGCCGACCTCGCCGGTGATCACGAGGTCCTCGCTCTGCCGCAGCGTGCTGCCCAGGGCGAGGCCCTCGGGACGGAGCTGCGTGAGCAGCGCGGAGGCGGAGATCCCGACGGGCACGCAGCTCGCGCGGGCCGTCACCCCGGTGATGCGGTAGTCGACCGTGCCGATCCCGGCGACGTAGATCGGCTCCGTCTGCACCTCGAAGGAGACGCGCCAGCCGTCCTCGGTCGGGATGTCGATGCTGTTCCACGCGCCGGCATAGGGCACGGCGACGACGAGCCCCTCGTCGAACGTCTCGCTCCACGCTCCGGTGGTCGAGCTGAAGAAAGCCCCCGTCGCTGTGCGCGCGGTGTTGTCCTTGACAAGCGCGGTGAAGGCGGCCTGCCCGAACGCGGTGGCCTTGGGCGAGAGCACCAAATCCGGCATCTTCGTCAGGGCCGCGTTCGGGAAGGTCAGTTTGCTGCCGTCGATGCCGTGCACCAGGAGCGCCGTGTCCGAGGCCGGAAACACGCGCGACCCGACGGACGGATTGCGGAACGCTGCGGGGAAAAGCAGCGTCAGCAGGTCCGCGCTGATCTGGCCCGCCGGCGTGAAGGTGATCTCGGCGATGGCGTCGCTGATGCGAGGCGCGCCCTGGCCGTGGGTGGAGATCTGCGGGCGCCACGTCTCGGGGTTGCAGGACGCCTCGATGTTCTCCTGGGAGAACAGCGTAGGCCCGGTGCCGTACAGGAGGGTGCCGGGTCCGGTGAGGATGTTGCCGCGGGCGATGGATGGGCTGGCCATGGTGGGCTCCGTGATTGACGATTGACGAATGCCGAGTGACGAATGCCGAAAGAAAGCGGGCTAGGAGGGAAACCCGAGGTCGGCGTCGAAAAGGACGCGCGTGGTGAAGCTCGGGACGTAGACGACGATGGGCTTGGTGTCGTGGCGGCTGTAGCTGATCTCGGTGGCGGTGAGCACCTGCCCGCGCGTCCAGCCGAAGTGGTGCAGCGCCCGGACCGCGAGCACCGCGACGCGGATGCCGGGGATCTTGCGGCCCGACGCGCCGCGGTTGACGGCCGGGACCTCGGCGCACTCGACGAAGATCTCCGCCTCGCACTGCGGCAGCGGCAGGTTCGGGCTAAGGAACCGCCCGCCGCCGGTGGAGACCGCGATCACCAGGCCGCCGCCCGTGGCGAGGCCCTTGGCGATCTCCGCCTGGATGTCGAGCCGGTCCTCGCCGAGGACGGGGATGCCGGCCAGGGCGGGGACGGACTGCAGGCGGGCCACGACTGCGGAGCGCAGGTCGTCGAGTGTGCCGGGTTCGGTCACGGGCTATTGCTCCAGGCCATGCACCGTAACTGTGCAGGCGTTGGTTACAGAGGCCGTGACCGTCGGGGAGTTTCCCCGTCGGATGTACCAGTCGTTCGTTTCGAAGGACACCCCGCTATAGGCCGCGCCGCCGTCGTTGCCGTGGGCAACGGTCTTCCACGCCGGACCTCCCGCCGACTTGGTAACGCTGAGCGTGCCGTTGGTGGCGGCGGTGCCCGCGTACAGCCATTCCACCGCCAGCACCTTGATGGCGCTGTTCGCCGGCTGCGCGACGCCGGCGGAGTACGTGTTGGTCGCGACGTTGGCCGAGCCGCCCGGCAGGGCGAACGTCAGCGTCACGGGCGTGCCTTCGGCGCGCGCCGTCTGCGCCGGCATCATCAGCGCGAGGACCGCGCAGACCAGCAGTGCTTGCATCAGAGTCATTCCGAATTTCTTCATGGTTCCGTTTCCTTCCTTCGTCCTTCTTCCTTCAGACTTCTCACTTCGGCCTACAAGCCGTTGAGGTCGCCCCTGCGGAGCGTCGTGCCGCCGCCCGCGGCCAGCTCGGCGGATGCCGACTTGGCGTCGAGCGTCGACTCTTCCCCGGCTTCCGGCAGCTCCACGGCGAACAGGCCGCGGGCCGCGTCGCGCAGCAGGGCTTCGGCGGACTTCGCCGCTTCCCTGCGCACGTCGTTGAGGTCGATCATCAGGCCGGCCGTGCGGCCGTACAGCGCGGGCACGAGGAGGGCGCACGCCGCGTCCATGAGCCGCGCGGGCACCGTGCCCGCCGGACCCATGACGTTGCGCGGCCACGCGGCCACGTAGCCGCGCACGCGGTCGACGACCTGCGCCACGGCCTCCGCGACGGGGTCGGTGCCGTCCGGGGCCGAAGCCCGGATCGACTCCAGCTCGTCGGCGGAGAGCTTCGCGGTGATGTCGCTGTCTGCGATTGCGCGCCACGTGGCCATTGCGTGTTCCTCCTACGGTGCCTGCGGGGGTGCGGTCAGGAGACCGTGTACTTGAGCAGTCCGACCGTGCCGGTGGCCACGATGCGGACGTAGCGCTCGACCGTGACGGCCCAGCACTTTTCGTTGACCTGCCGCACGTAGACGCGGTACTGCGTCCCGTCGCCGCAGGGGCTCCAGAAGCGCTTCATGTTGCTCGGGTCGTCCTTCGTCAGGCCGGCCTCGGCGTAGAGCGCGATGGCGTAGGCGCCGCCGCCGACCTTGGCCTTCGCGGCGGCCGCGGACTGGTAGCGGGCATTGATGTCCATGCCCTCCTGGAATCCGCAGTAGCGGGCCACCTCGGAAGGCGTGGTGAGCGCGATGCCCGCGAAGCCCCCGGCGGTCGTCTTGGCGCGGAGCGCGGTGAGGCGCTTCGTCCAGGCCGCGCCCAGGAACGCGATCCGGTTGGGGTTGAAGCCCATCGCGTCGCCGCTGGCCTCGCAGAGCGCGATCAGGTCGGCGTCGGGATCGCTCGCGCTGTCCCACGTCTTGGGCGTGTTCTCCGCTCCGGCCACGGCCAGGGCGATGGCGGCGACCAGGTCGTTGCGGACGGAGCGGCGCATGAGCATGCCCACGGCCTCCTGCTGCCAGTCCTGTTCCATGCCGACCTCGTCCATGTCGACGAACGTGGTCAAGCCGCGGTTCACCGTCTTGCTCTGCTCGATGGTGCCCGAGGACTTGACGCGCTTGAAGTCCGCGCCGACCGCGCGCTCGTCGTCGCTGTCGACGAGGAAGTCCGCCGCGGCATTGGCCTTGCGGAACTCGAAGCGTCGCGAGGTGCGCACTCCGGGGGCGAGGAAGTCCAGCATCCCCTGCAGGTTGCTGGGGTCGCGCCAGCCCACGGCGAACGTGGTCAGCGGCTCGCTGAAGTGCGTGTTGTTGAAGCTCGCGGCGTCCGCGAGCGCCACCATGCCGTGCGCGGGACTGCGGACGGCGGTGTCGAGGGGGAGGAGTTCTTTCATGGTGCTTGTTCCTTGTTGGGGAATTGAGGATGGATGGAGCCCGGCTTAGTTGCCGGAGATGACGACCGGATACGGGACGCAGCCCTCGTACTCGATTTCGTCCGCCGCGGCGGCGGCGGCGGTGATCGCGCGGCCGATCACGTAGTACGTTCCGTTGACGGTCGTCGGCAGGGTCTGGACCTTGCCCGCGGTGGCCGCGCAGAGGCGCGCGCCGACGGCGATGGCGGCGAGCGCCACGCCCTTCTTGGTGCCGGGAGCCGAGAACAGCTCGACGCCGACATCGTCCTCGGCCGCGTCCGTCGCGGAGGTTGCCACGCCGATGGGGTTCTCGGTGGCTGCGGTGGCGACGGCGACATGGTTGTCGTCGGTGCCGGCCTTTACGACGACGCCGTCCGCGAGGGCCGCGTCGCATTTCCGGGTGATCTTCCCGTTCTCGTGGGTTCCGATGCTCATGGTTCTTTGGTCCCTTGTTGGGGTGGTGTGGAAATGCGCGTGCGGCTACTCGCCGAACAGCGCGGGGTTCTGCTTGCGGACGCGCTTGAAGGCGTCGTCGTAGGAGATGTGCTGCTCCGCCATCGCGGCGTTGACGAGCTCGTGGACGCGGACGCGGCGCTCGCTGGTGTCGGCGCTGCGGCGCGCGGCGTCGCCCGCGGCGGGCTTGGTCTTCATCAGCGGCGGCAGCGCGGCGATCTCGGAGGCGCGCGTGTCGAAGGCGTCGCCCGCGTTGACCAGCTCGGCGATCCGCGACTCGGCGTGCTCCTGGAGCACGGCGCCGCGCGACACGGCGGCGTTGACAAGCGTCTGCGCGAGCAGCCGCGTCTTGGCGACAAGCTTCGTTTCCAGCGCGGCGGCTCGCTCGGCCAACGTACCGGAAGCGCACTCCAGCGTGTCGCGTTCGGCGGTGGCCGCGTTCAGCTGCTGCGTCAGGGTCTGGACGTTGCCCAGGGCGGACTGGGCCGCGTTGACGAGGGAGTCCTCGTCGGCGTAGGTGCCTCCCAGGAGGGCGGCGATTCGTTCGGTGAGCGTCATGGGCGTCTCCGTCCCCCCGCCTGGGTGTGCCGCGTTGACCAGCGGGGGCATGGGCCAATTCGGCGTGTTGACGAGGCCCGCGCTGCGCATCAGGCGGGGCTCGAAGATGCGCGTCCCGTTTTCCTTCCCGGCGTCGGCGCCGAGGAACAGCGGGGAGAAAAAGCGGTACTTCTTGGACTGCACGAGCGACCAGCCTTCGTCCGTCCACTCCGTGCGCATGTCGAGGCTGTTGGCGGAGACGCGGAAACCCTTGATCCAGCCATAGGCGGGCGGCATGTTGCGCAGCCACTCGGCCGGATCGGTGGTGCCGTTCTTGGGCCAGTAGTCCGGATGCCCGACGTACATCGGCAGCCCGGCGCCGAGGCGCGGATCGGCGGCCATGGCGGCTTCCATCGCGGCGACGAACCTGCCGGCCGACGCGGCGTTGAGGCGCTGGATGCCGCGCACCCCGTCGCGGTCGTAGGGCACGTCGGCGAACGGCACGGAAAGCCACTCGTGCGCGGAGCCCTCGCCGAACGGCACGGCGTTGAGCATGGGGCGGAGTTCAGTCCCGTACGCGGCGGCGTCCTCGGAGTTGACCAGGACAACAGCATCCATGCCGGCGCGAGCGGCGGCGCGGACCATTTCGAAAAGGCCAGCGGTGGAGACGGTAACGTTCATGATGGCGGTCTTCATGCTTCCTGGTCCTCCTTGAAGTGTTCGACGCCGTCGGCGAACGCCTGCGCCAGGCGGCGCGCCATCGCGGCGGGGGCGTTGCCGCGCGCGTCGATCTCGGCGTAGAGGCCGGCGGCGTTGGCGGCGAGGGATTCGAGCGCGGCCTCCATCTGCCCGTCGGGAAGTCGCAGGGCGGCTGCAAGGCGGTCGCGGAGCGGCTGCAGGTCGGCTGCCAGCGCCTCCATGACGGCGTCTCGGCGGGGCTCCTGGCCTCCGGCGTTAGCCATCGCGGCGGGGGCTCCGGCGGCGGGCTTGGCGAGCGCCTCGCCGGCCTCGGGCGTCGGGCGGCCGTAGCGCGAGAGCAGGTCGGAGACGGAAACGGGGACGCCCCAGCCGACGAGGGCCGCGTCGACCTTGAGGTCCCGTTCGACGAAGGGGTTGGTGGTGGCGATGCGGATCTCCGCCAGCGCGGGCACGTCGCCCAGCGTGTACCGGAGCACGTACCGCGAGACGCGCTCGGCCAGCACCTCCTCGGCCCAGCGTGCGTCGTCGTTCGTCAGCAGGTCGGTCTCGGCCTGCTGGAGCGAGGCGCCGGTGGCGTCGGCGCTGGAGATCGTGCCGAGGTCGCCGCCGCGCCAGAGGGCCGTCAGGCGGCGGTCGCAGCGCTCGACGATCTTCTCGTAGGGCAGCTCGCCCTTGGCGTTGGCGTCGATGGTCTTGACCGTGGCGTCGCTGCCCGTGAGCAAGGCCCAGTCCTGGCCGAAGTTGGCGAGGGCGTCGCGCAAATCGTCCCACTCCTGCGTGCCCTTGCGCGCCGGGGTCTGGCCGTGCAGGCCGGGGACCACGTAGCGGTGGCAGTAGACGAGCCAGTCGCGGAGCGGCAGGTGCTTGTACAGGTACAGCACGAGCGAGGCCACGCCGAGGCGGTCCGGGTGCGAGGAGACGAGCCAGCCGCCCTCCTCCAGCTCGACGCCGTTGTACGCGCCCTCGCTGGGCAGGTAGCGCAGCTTGCCGGTGCGGCGCTCGAACAGGTCCAGCGGCACCTGGCGGAACTCGGCGGAGAGCCCGTCGGGAGAGGGACGCCAGACGATCTCCTGGACGCTCCACCCGGCGCCCACCGCGCGCAGCATGCCGCGCAGCAGCGCGGAAAACCCGCCGGAGGCGTCCTCGTCGAGGGCCTCGGTGTAGCGCAGGCTGCGGTAGAACGCCTCCAGGATGTCCTTCTGGCGGGCGGCGGCGGGCGAGTCTTCCCGGGAGACGACTTCCCAGTCCAGGCGCGAGACGGCCTTGAGGCGCTTGGGCTCGACGGTGGGGATCGTGTCGTCGCGGAGCCGGGCGTCTTCCCAGAGCCGCGCGAAGGCGGCGAGGTCGCCGCCCTTGTAGGCGTTGAGCGCGGCGGCGAGGGTGCGCGGCGTCAGGGACTCCAGGGGGGACCACGCGGCCATCATGCGCAGCTCGACGCGCGAGGCGCTGACGACCGGCCCGGACTTGGAGGCGAGGAAGCTGGGCAGGCGGAACTTCACAGCAGAGGCCCTCCGAAGGTGTTCCCGTTTCCGTCGAGCGGATGTCCGTCGGCGGCGTGGACGCGGCCCGCGCCGCAGGAACCGCCGCGCGTGGCGGCGTCGGAGGCGACGGCCTCGGCGACGCGGGCGTAGGCGCTGGCCAGCAGCAAGTGGTTTTCCACCTGGTCGATGTAGTGCTCCTCGCGGCCCGTGGCGTCGCGCTCCTTGCGGGCGCCGGAGAGGATGTGCGAGTGCAGCGTGGCGACGATGGGCTGCGCGCCGGGCACGTCCGCAGGCAGGAGCCAGAGCGGCTCGCTGCGCAGGCGTCCGTCCGCGCCGACGACCTGCACGCCCTCGCTGGCCGTGAGCAGCTCGTCGACCGCCATGCCGATGGCCTCGTCGCGGTTGCACGAGACGACGGGGTAGAAGCTGGAGTTTGCGGGCGTCAGGCGGCAGGCCTGCGCGATGCCGCTGCCGGGCTTGCCCGTGAACTCGACCGCCGCGCAGCGGAGGCCCGTCCAGACGCGGCGCGCGCCGTCCCACGTCACGGCCCCGAGGTCGATCCGCCCGCCGAGGTCGAAGCCTCCCGCGCCGTGGATCTCCGGCTGGATGCCGTTGAGGAGCAGGCAGAGGTCGCGCGCCAGGTCGCGCAGCGGACCGGCGTCCACGAAGAGGCAGGATGCGCCGAGCGTCGCGAAGAGGGCGGGCACGCGGGAGCGTACCGACTCCGCCGCGATGCTCTCGGCCCACACCGTGGCCTTGCGGCCCGTGGCGGTGTCCAGCTCGCGGCAGGTGAACCAGCAGCGGTCGCCGGTGTCCAACCCGCAGAAGCGCACGCGGCCCTCTGGGGAGGGAGCCAAGGACAGGAACACGGGGGAAAGCGTCGTCGCGCGGTGCAGTACTTCCGGCGTGACGGCCTGCGCGGTGCTCTTGGGGATGGCGAGGCGGTCGCAGGAAAAGGCCTTCATCGAGTCGGGGTCGCGCACGGCGTTCTGCCACGATTGCGCGAACATGATGACGGGCAGTCCCGAGCAGCAGAGCTGCGAGACGCGGACGCTCCACTTGCGCGCGGCGACGCGCTCCGGGCGGCGCGCCTCGTACGCGATCTGGGTGCGGTCCAGACCCTGCCCGCAGTCGGGGCACGCGAAGTAGTACTTGCCGGTCGGACTGAAGGCGTGGCGTCCGCCCGCGTTGTCGAGGAAGTCGCCTTCCGGCGTCAGCCATGGGTCGATGCCGAGGTGCCCGACTTCCAGCCTGCAAATCTTCGGCCAGCTCTCCTCGGGGTTGTGCTTCGCGCCGCAGGCCGGGCAGACCAGGTAGCCCACGTGCTGCGTGCCTTCCTCGAACTTGAGGTTCTGGCCCGCGCCGTGGTAGCGCTGGGTGCCGATGGTGACGTGGAACCGGAGCAGGGACGCCGTCATGCGGCCTTCGAGGAAGCGCGCGTTGGCGTCCTTGATGTCGTCCTTCTCGTCCTCGATCACGCAGTCGGCGGAGAAGGTCGTCGGCACCTTGGCGTTGATGCCGCGCATGTAGCTCATGGCGGTGGTCGTGCCGTCGGTGAGCAGCATCGCGCCCTTGCGGTCGGCGGCCTTGCCGGAGGCGTTGAGCGCCTTGCCGACCTTGGCCATGGCGGCGAGCCACGGAATCTGGTCGATGACCTCGGGCCGTTCCTTGCCGTCGACGATGCCCTGCACCAGGTCGTCGTCGGGCAGGGCGTAGTAGGTGTTGCAGCCGCGCACGGCGGCGAGGTAGGCCTTGAGGTGGAGACCGATGATCGTCTTGCCGAACTGCGCCCCGCCGCACACGTCGAGGCAGGCGTCGGCGACCGGGCCGTCGGCGCGTTCGGAGTCCGTCCCGAACATGGCGACACGCTCGGCGGGCGAAAGGTAGGCGGTGGAGTTGCCGAGCACGCGGTCGATCACGCCGATCACCATCAGCAGCGGCTCGCGGCCGGCCGTGCTGTACGGCAGGAACTTCGTCCCGACCTTCACGCTGGCATGCTTGTGCATGAACTCGTGGAACGAGATCCCGCGCGGCACCTTGACGGCCGGCTCGGCCTCGGCGGCGGCGGCGGCGACGCGGTCCCGAATGGAGGTTTGCTTCTTCATGCCTTAAGCCCCTCCTCGATCTCGGCTTCGATTCGCCGAATCCGCTCGACCGCGTTCGCGCAATTCTCCGCGTCGATGTCGATCCCCACGAACTTGCGGCCCGTGCGCAGGCACGCCACGCCGGTCGATGCCGAACCCATGTACGGGTCGATGACCGTCTTGCCCAAGCCCACGCGGATTGTGTCCAGGAGCCACGCCATCAGCTCGACGGGCTTCTGCGAAACGTGCAGTCGCTTCTGCTTGCTCGACCCGTCCTCGCCCGCACGAAACGCTCCCATCCAGAAGTGTCGGAAGATGCACCGCGCGTTGCGCCGGTTTGTCCAGACAATCTCTGCGTCTGCAAACGTCGCTGCCGCGCCCTGGCCAACGCTCTTGTCCCACGTAAGGAACATTCCCTTGGGCAGACGCTGCGCGAAGTGGTCGCCTCCGCACAAAGCGATGGGCATGTTTTTTTTTCCGGAAAAGTCCAGCAAGGGGGCGGGGTCGAAATCAACGTCGTCGCCATGGATGGGCTTGTTACAGTGACAAGCGTGGTGTGGCGGAACTAGCCCTGAACTCTTTTGTTTCGCGCCGTAAGTGAACTTGACTCCATACGGCGGGTCGCTCACGACGGCGTCGATGCCGCGCAGCAGCGGAAGCATGGGCAGGCAGTCGCCGCAGTAGAGCGTGGCGCGCTTGCTCTGGTAGATCGGGGTAGGCAGGGTGGTCACTGTGCCCCCCCTTCCGTCGCGGCGGTGTCCGCACCCTTCCCCGCGTCCAGCGCTTGCAGGAACGCGGCGAGGGCGGCCTTGGCTGCGGGGTTGCCTTCGGCTTCCTTGAGCAGTGCGTCGACGGCGAGGTCGCGGGCGTTGCGGTCCTTGCCAGCCAGCTCGCGCTCGGTCTGGTCGAGCTTCCAGACGGCGAGCTGCTGCTGCACGGAAAGGTCGCGCATCGTGAGGTCGAACTTGAGCATGCGGATGCGCTCGCGCAGCTTTTCGTCGGCATCCGACGGCAGTTCGGCCACGGCCTCGTCGCTGGCGCGGACGGCCTGCTCGGCGCGCCAGACGCCCATGTGGTACGTGACCAGGTTGTGGACCGCGCCCATGCTGGCCGCCACGCCGCGCTCCTCCAGCCACGCCAGCATGTCGCGGAAGCCCGGCGCGTCCGTCGCCACGAAGGCGAAGAACTCGTCGAGCTGCGCGGCCCGCTTGAGGCGGGCGAAGAGGCTATCGGATCGTGGATTCATGGGAGCAATCTGGAACTCAGGAAGGCAGGAAGAGACGGGAGCGTTTGAAAAGCGCACGCGGCGTGCGCTTTTCAGAATTGGGATTCGTAGGCGAGCTTGCGGGCTTCGGCGAAGCCATCCTTGGTGATGGTCCAGACGTTGCCGCGGAGGGAGTCCACGCGGCGGACGGCAAGGCCGTCGTCGCGCAGCTTGGCGAGGGCGGCGGCGACCTCGGCGGCGGTGGCGGTCGGGGAGACCGCGATCTGGAAGTCCGTGACGAGCTGTAGCTCGCGGGCTTCGATGCCCTGGTACTGGTGCAGGATGCCGAGCAGCTTCTGGGCGTAGAGTTCGGGCTTGCTCACAGGTCCTCCCCGGTTTCGGCCAGCATCGCGGCGGGGGCCTTGCCCTGCCCGATCAAGACGCCGAGGAGCTTGCCCACGGCGCGGTTGGTGCGTTGCGATTCGCGGAACAAGGTGTCGATGCGGGCGTGGGTGCCGCGCGTGCGGTCCTCGTCCTTGGAGTCGAGCGCGGCGAGTTGGATGCGGATCGCCTCCGAGTCCTTGCGGCAAATGCCCTGGCACTGGACGAACTCCTCGCGGCGGACGTAGTCGCGGTAGAGCTCCTCCTGGACGGGGGGCTTGCGCGTGCCGTGGTCCTTGATCTTGAGCCACGCGAGGATCGCGGCCCCGGCCGCGGCCGCCCCGACGAGCCACTGCGAACCTGCGTCCGTGACCTGGGTGGCGGGCGCCTGGGCGGCCTCGGCGGCGAAGGCGGCTGCGGGCGAGGCGAAGACCGCGGCGACGGCGGCGGCGAAAAGCGCACGCGGCGTGCGCTTTTCGTTTTCCGTAGCGTCGCCCGCCCAGGACGGCGCGCGGGGAGGGACATCCCGGAGCGCCGGAGCCTGGGCGGGGTGGACGTGCCCGGCGGTGCAACCAGCAATGTCCGCCGGGCGCTTCACACTCGCGTTTTGCGGTATATCGACGGAAAACGGGGCGGACGCGGGGGCGGTCCCCGCGCCGCGGCGGCATGCGTTACATGGCGGTTGACTCCTGGTTTCCGGTGATCCGTTCGTCATGCCGGGCACTATGCGGCATACGTCTCTGGCGCGCGCGCGCGCGTGCCGGATGTGCAAAGTATTTCGGATTGCGGGATTGCGGGATTGCGAAACCGAAAAGCGCACGCGGTGTGCGCTTTTGAAAAATTGACGGCATCGAAGTCAAGCAATTAAATCGCGCCGCTCATTTTTCGGGGCGCTTCGCGAGTTCGGCGGAGATGGCGGCGGATGCCTCCTCGCCGCTGCTTCCGGCGTTTCGCAACTGGACGTAGACCGCCGCGACGAGCGGTAGATCGTTCGCCGTGGGCGTGGCGAGGTGAACCCGGTTGACGTTTTCCAAAACCGACTGGATCGTCTCCTCGATCCCGTACTTGTCGCGTAGTATCTGAGACGCCTTAACGGCCACGTCGGCCGCGTGCTGCTGCGTCGTGCCGTACCGCGTCGCCATCTGCTCCAGCAGCGCCGACACCCGCGTCTTGTCGATCTCTTTCCACAGGCGGCGGCCGGCGTCGATGCGCACGACCTGTTCCGCCAGCGACGGTAACTGTTCGTCCGAGCGGCACGGTGCGGACATCGCCACAAGCGCGGCGGCGGAAATCGCGAAGGCTGTTCGTGCGTTCATGTTCCGGTTTTCTTTCGTTGCTTCATCCAGCGCGCGACTGCGCTCCACATTCCGATGATGAAGGCCCCGAAGCCGAGGCGTCGGGGTAGCGGCAGACGCCGCGCGAGAGCCTTTCGATGGTCGCGGCCTGCGATTCGACCGTCCGCGCCAAGCTGGCCACCTGTGCGCGGAGCGTCTCCAATTCCGAACGGGCCACAGGTTCGCCGGAGTACCTGCAGGCGGGATCGTTGGCCGCGCTGTCAACATCCGGCCCCGGTGTAGCGGCGGCCATGTCAGCACCCTGCCGCGAGATTGTAGCATGCACCGCCTTCCATTCCCGCAGGCGGCGGAGGAGGTCAGGCGTCGCGGAGCGCTGCCCGATCTCTAGCAGCGACACGTAATTACGTGATATTCCAAGGAAATCGGCCAGCTCCTGCTGCGTCACGCCAAGCTCCGCCCTTGCCTGCGAGAACGGCGTCGGACCGTGTTTGCGCATGTAGCAATTTCCTTGTTGACAGTGTAACGGTCTGCCGCTACATTACGGCCCCATGAAACACGGATTTTCTACGCGGGGCAAAAAAGAGAAGGCCGCACCGGACCGCAGGCTGGTGGGCATGGCGAGGGCCGCGCTGATCCTGCGCGGCACCACGCTGGCCGACTGGGCACGGGCCGAGGGCTACCTTCCGTCGACGCTGCACAACGCGGTGTCGGGACGGCGCGCCGGGCTCCGCAGCCGGATGCTGCGGACGAAGCTGCTGCGGGAGTTGGGGATCGGCGATCCGTGCGTGCGCGCTCATGTGCGAGAGGCTACGCCCGGCACTTCGGCGCGTCAATAGCGATTTTGCGCCGGGGCGGTTCCCGGCGCGCAACCAGGGGGACGAGATGAAGGATGAAGGCAAAAGGCTGAAGGATGAACCGGCGAGCGTGCCGACCGCCGACGAGGCGTTCGCGCGGGAGTTCGCCGAGGCGGCTTGCTGGCGGGCGCAGGATGTTCGCCAGGCGGCGAAGCGGCTGGCGGGCGCGGCGGCGGAGGCACAGTTCCGGGTGGACGCGAGCGACGGCATCGCCGGCGACGCGGAGGGGATCGCGCGGACCTCGCCGGCGGCGGCGCGGGAGCTGATCGACTCGTGGGGCGACCGCAAATACGGACGCGGGTGGATCGAGGGCTGCATCCTCGAAGGCGTCGTGGGAGACCGCGACGCAGACCTTGACGACGATGTCGATCTGGCGGTGTACGAGAGCGCCGCGACGGGCGCCTGGGCGGACGCCGAGCTGGTGGCCGCGCATTTCCGCGCCGAGTTCCCGGCCCCGGACTCCGAATCCGTCGACGCCGGGACGCTGGCGGACGTGCGCACGCTGGGGAACCTGCTGGAGGCCGCGCGCAAGATCGTCGATCGCCGCATCCGCGCCAACGCGGCGGCGGCGGGGAAGGCGGTGGGGGCATGAGCGGAGCGCGCTACAGGATCAAGTGCGAGGCGACGGGGATGCTGGTCTCGCTGGACATGGTGATGGAGGACGGCACGCCGTCGTGGACGCGGCTGCCGCACGACGGGGACGCCTACCCGCACGACGTCGCAGAGGGCCTCGGGGAATGGTACGAGGAGGAGACCGGCAACGCCTACGAGCTCGAACGCGAGCCGCCGTTCGCGGAGTGCCCGTACTGCGGCGACCAGTACCCGCCCGAGGAACGCCACGTGTGCCCGAAGCAAAACCGCAAGGAGGCCGCCCATGCCGCGCAAACGAACGGTTGAGCTGGACCCGGCGCTGGCGCCGCTGACGAAGGGCGAGACGGCTGCGTACCAGGCGGCGCTGGAACGGACGCGCGGGGCGCACCAGGCGGCGGAGCGGATGCTCTCCGCCGCGGCGAGCCAGGCGCTGGAGCTGGTGGCGGCGCACGTCGACGACGCGCCGCAGGACGACCCCGACGCGGTCCGCGCATGGATGACCCTGCCGCGGACGGAGACCGGGTACGAGATCGCGCGGGCGCTGCTGGCCGTCGAGGGGCGCAAGGCGGAGGCCAACCGCATGGCCGCGCTGCGCCGCGGGGTCCGGGCGTGAGCCGCCGGGCCGCCGAGCCGGTGTCGCGCCACGCGGCGCTCGCGGACCTGCCGCTCTTCGCGGCAGGCGGCCGAGCCACGCTGGCGAACGATCCGCGGACGTACGGCGGCGCGGGATCGCCGCCCTCCCCGTGGACGGCGCCGGCGTGCGCGCCGGCCTCGGCGGCCCCCGACGACTTCGCCCGCGCGGTCCGCGTGCCGGACTACGACGTGTGCGCGGCGCGGCACGGCGGCAACCGCCAGAGCGACGCGGCCAACGAGCGCGGCCTGGCCAACCGGCAGGGGCAGAGGGACCGCGTGCTGGCGGCGATCCGAGCCGCCGGCAGCCACGGCCTGACCTGCAAGGAACTCGCGCGCCGGTCGACGCCGGCCGACGGGATCGCCGAGCGCTGGCGCGACGCCTGCCTCCGCGGGGACGACCGCGGCAAGGCCGCGCTGAAGGCCGAGGCCGCGCGCCTCGGGGTGGCCTGGGAACAGGTCCGCGCCGCCATCGAAGCCCTCAACGGAGGCAGGCCATGACGTGCCCGGACGAATTGCGCGAGGCCGCGCTGTGGGTGCTCGGGGAGGCGGAGCCGGGCATCGAGTACACGCTCGCCGAGCGCCTGTGGATGGGCGTCCGCAGGGCGCTGTGGCAGTTGGCCGTGGCACTGGCGCTGCTGGCCGCGGCGGACAAACTGGGCCTGGTCTAGCAACCGCGGAGGGACGCCATGGACGAGAACGAAGGCTCCGTGCCGGCGGCGGCGATCCTGGTCTGCGCGGCGATCCTCGCGGCGCTCGCGGCCGCGTGGCTGATGTCGATCCTGTAGGCGGGGGGAACGCGATGCCGAACAACCACAACCAGCAACCGCCGCTCTTCCCCGAATGGGAACGCGCCCAGGCGCAGGCCCGGCAGGCGCCGGGCGACGGCGCCGCGGCCGCGCCCTGCATCCTGCCCCTGCCGCCGAAGCCCACCTGCACGCCCGACGAGGCCGCGCGCACGACCGGCCTCGCCAGCGTGCGCCAGTTCCGCAACTGGGTGGAGGACGGCACGCTGCTGGCCGTCGACGCCGCGCGCCACGCCGTGAGCGGGAAGTCCATCCGCGCCTCGTGGCGCATCGTGGTCCGGCGTTCGCCGGCCTTCGACCTGCCCGAACACAAGCATTTCCTGACGCTCGACGAGCTGATCCGCCGGGCGTCCAACCTGGAGAAAGCATGATTCCGCAACCACAACCCACGACGCAACCCATGCCGGCGCACCCGCCGGTGACGCGGCCCGACGGGGCCGCGACGACGCTCTGCAAGGCCGCCCTCCAGGCGACCGCGCGGGCGCTCCACACGGCGCAGATCGCCGCGGACCTGATCGCGCGGCACGGCGGGGACCCCTCGACGGGCGGCGCGATGACGGCGATGCGCGACAAGCTGCTCGACGCCTACCGCTGCCTGCCGGAGCCGATGCGCAAGGCGATCTTCGACTGCAAGTGCGAAGTCTCCTCCGACGAGCTACTCGAACTCCTTTCCCTCGTGGTGCGCGGAGAAAACCCGCGCGCCCACGCAACCACAACCCAGAACCACACCAGCAAGGAACCCTGAGCCATGCCCAAGAAGCAATCCAAGGCACCCGCCACGAAGCCCGCGAAGGAGACCGCAGAGCCGATGAAGCTGTTCACAAAACCGAACGAAGACTGCGCCAACCTGCAGGCGGACGGGAAGTGCGGGAACATCGACAGCGTCCACCGCTACAGCCCGTGCCGCGGCGAGGGATGCCCGCAAACCATCCCGTTCGACACCGGCGACGAGCCGAAGCACCGCCGCCCGCGGGCGGTCGAGCCGGAGGTGATGCCGGCGGGGACCACGGCGGTCTCGATCCTCCGTCGGGCCGAGAACGCCAACAGCTTGGAGCGCATCGAGGAGAGCATCCAGCGCGACATCGTGCTGTCGGGGCGGCTGGACAAGGCCGGGGCCATGGTCGGCGTGAAGATCGGCCTCGCGCTGCAGGCCGGCAAGGCGCTGCTGCGGCACGGCGAGTACGAGCCCTGGGTGGCGGCGCGGTTCGGGGAACAGTTCGGGACGCGCAAGGCGCAGTATTTTTCCAAGCTGGCGGTCGTGTTCCTGCGGACCGAGCGCTCGGCGGTCCTGCAGCTCCCGCCCCCGGAGGAGACCGGCAAGTGGCTGGCCATCGCCGACGAGGTGCACCCGCTGACGCAGGCCGTGGCGGAGTTCGTGGGAGACAAGACCATCGCCGAGCTGCTCGACGAGCACGGCGTGCGCCCCGTCCGCGCCAAGAAGGGCGGCTGGCGCCCGGCGCAGTGGCTGGTCTCGCAGTACCAGGACCTGCACGCCGAGCTGCGCAACCTCGACTTCGAGGTCTGGACGCCCGCGCAGAAGGAGGCGTTCAAGCTCTGGCAGGAGAACCAGACGGCGGAAGACGACGCGGCCCCCCGGCGCATGGCGGCGGAGGCCACGTGGGAGACGCTGCGCGCGACGCTGGCCGACCACGGCATCGGGCGCAAGACGTGGAAGTTGCTGACGACCGACGCGCTGGCCTCGCTGCACGACGTGCTGTCGGGCGTGGCGCGCGACATCGGCAAGGCCCTGAAGCACCCCGAAACGCTGGAGGCGTAACATGGGAGCGGCCGTACAGATCCGGGCGGGCATCCCCGCCCACGACGCGGCGACCTTCGCCGCGCTGCCCGACGGAGTGAAGTGGGACGTGCTCGACCTGCTCGACACGTGCCGCGAGGCGTCGCGGGCTCCGCGCCCGCGCGCCTACCTGGCCGAGGTGGCGGCCCGCAAGGGCCACCTCCGCGGATGGAGCTTCAAGAGCCTGGAGCGGAAGTTCTACAGGCTCTTGGACACGCGCGACTGGAAGGAGCTGATCGACGGCGCGAAGACGCCCGGCAACGGCAAGAGCGAGTTCATCACGCCCGCCGTGGCCGAGGCCTGGAAGGGCTACTGCGACCGGCATCCGCGCTCGTACAAGTCGGCGTGGATCGAGATGGCGGCGGACTACCGCTCTGGCGCGATGGTCGGCGACGTGGACTGGCGCCGGTTCTGGGCGGCCGACGACCGCCTCAAGGACCAGCCCATGCCCTCGCGCTGCCCGCCCGGCATGCCGCTGCCCGACGGCTGGAGCTACCACAACCTGATGCGGCACCAACCGAAGCAGATCGAACAGGACGCGGCCCGCCTGGGCCGGCACGCGGCGCGCAAGCTCGCGCCGCGCGTCCTGACGACGCGCTCGGAGCTGCCCGTCGGCGCGCAGTACGAGTTCGACGACATGTGGCACAACTGCGTGGTGGTCTATCCGGGACAGGCGAAGGCCGTGCGGCCGCTGGAGCTGGCCTGCCTCGACATCAGCAGCGGCCACAAGGTCGCGTTCGGGCTCAAGCCGCGGACGGAGGACGCGGACGGCAAGCGCCGCAACCTGACCGAGGCCGACATGCGGTTCCTGGTCGCGCACGTCCTGATCAACGTCGGCTTCCACCGCGACGGCTGCCTGCTGCTCGCGGAGGGCGGCACGGCGGCGATCAAGGAGCGGCTGAAGAAGGTCCTGCACGAAGTCAGCGGCGGGCTGATCCGCGTGAGCACCAGCGGCGTCGACCGCGTCGTGCCGCTCGGCAAGTGGGGCTACGACCCGAAGGGCAACCCCGACCACAAGAGCCACCTGGAGAGCCACCACAACCTCGCGCAGAACCGGCTCGACAACCTGCCCGGCTACCTGGGCAGCAACTCGCGCCTGGACAAGCCGGAGGACAGCGACGCCCTGGTCAAGGTCGTCGACAAGATGCTGGCCGCGCAGGTGGTGCTGCCGCCCGAGCTGGCGCGCAAGCTCGTGTTCCCGGTGCTGGACTGGCAGACCTTCAGCGCCGTGGTCCACGAGGTGTACGCGCAGATCGGCGCGAGCAACGACCACCGGCTGGAAGGCTGGCAGGGCCGCACCGAGCGCCAGTGGAAGGCGCACCCGGCCGACCTGTGGCACAGCGAGCGCGACTTCGAGTTCCTTCCGCAGGAGGCGCGCAACGCCCTTGCGCCGATCCTGCAACAGCCCGGCATGACGCGCGTCGCGCCGCTCTCGCGCCGCCAGGTGTGGGAAGCGGGCCAGGCCGACCTCGTGCGCCTGCCCGACTGGACGGTCACGCTGATCTGCGGGCAGGACCTCGCCAAGCCGCGGCCCTGCCCGGAGTGCGCGGAGATCGTCTTCGAGGACGCGGAGTCCGGCGGCGAGCTGGTCTACAAGCTCGACCGGTGCGTCGGCGTGGACGGCGCGCCCGTCGCGCTCAAGGAAGGCGAGCCCTACCTGTGGCTCGTCAACCCGTTCGACCCTCGCGCGGTGTTCGTGACGGACACGTGGGGCCGCTACGTGGGCCGCTGCCCGCGCTACGACCGCATCGACCGCGCCGACCTCGCCGCCATCGGCCTGCAGGTCGGCCACGCCCGCAAGGCGCTCGACGCCGCCCTGGCGCCGCTCGCGCGCCGCGGCCGGGAAGCCGCCCGCAACCAGCTCTCCGCGATGGAGCGCAACGCGGAGACCCTCGGCGCCGGGCGCGCCGCGCTCGACGCCGGCGCCGCCGCGGAGAAGGCCGTCTCCGAGGAGCGCCGCGACGCGACGCGCGGAGTCTCGCTCTCCGACCTCGCCGACTCGATCTCCGTCGACGCCGACATCGCGGAAGGGGCCGCCGCGACCATCGACGACCTGATGTGACCAGCAACCAACCAGCAACCAGCACGAAGAAGAAGAGGGACAACACCATGCAGAACGAAACCAACGACAAGACCGAGGCCACCGAACACGCGCCGCGCCAGCGGATCATCATCCCCGGAGACCAGGTGCAGTCCGCGCTCAAGCGGCTCACCGAGCAAGGCGAGATCGACGCCGACGCATCGAAGGACATCTGGTGGCTGTACAGCTACGCGATGGACCACAACTGGGCGCTCGACGACGTGGGCAAGGCCATCGACAAGGACGCATCGACAGCCCACCGGCTGTTCTGCGGGCGCTACGGGGCCAAGTACGACAACCTCGTGGATGCCGTGCGCCGCTACCGCAAGCTGGCCGAGGCCCGCGGATCGCGCACCGAGCTGGGGTTCGTCGAGACCTCCACCTGGCAGAAGATCGACGCCGTGTGCCGCCACGCGCTGGTTTCCCAGGCCCCGGCGTTCATCTTCGGCGCGTCGCAGGTCGGCAAGACCACCTGCCTGGAGGAATACGCCCGACGAAACAACCACGGGCAGACGCGCTACATCCGCATGCCCGCCGCGCCCGGCTTCGCCCACGTGCTGCGCGAGGTGGCCAAGGCCTGCTACCTGTCGTCGGGGCTGAGCTGCGACGCCATGCGCGACCGCGTGATGGCCTCGATCAATGACCAGATGCTGCTGATCGTCGACGAGATGCACCAGGCGCTGCTTCCCGGCCTGCGCGAGGGGACGGCGGTGCGCATCGTCGAGTGGTTCCGCGAGATCTACGACCGCACGCGCTGCGGCATCGTGTTCGTCGGCACCAAGGTGTTCCGCAAGGAACTCGAAACGGGACGGCTCGCCCTCGTGCTGGAGCAGTTCCGCCGGCGCGGCATCGTCACGCTCCAGCTCCCGGACACGCCCCCGGCCTCCGACGTGGCGCTGATCGCGAAGGAGTTCGGGCTGCCCAAGCCGGAGGGCATCGCCGCCGACATCGTCGCCGACATGCTCCGCCGCTGCGGCCTTGGCCAGTACGTGAAGTTCCTGCAATCGGCCAGCAACCTCGCCGCCAGACAGAAGAAGCCCGTGTCGTGGGACCATTTCGTCACCGCCTACGACGTCATCCGCAAGCTCAGCGCCGGAAAGGAAGGCTAACCCATGGCCAAGCAAACCACCCCCGCGGTCTACGTCGACGCGCAAGGCCAGACCGTGCCGGCGCAGTACGTCAAGCCCTACGACAAGGCGCGCGACAAGGTCGCCCGCCGCATCCTCGCGCGGTTCCAGAAGGGCAACGCCTACCTCGCGCGCCTCAAGGCCGACACGCTCGCCGACATCGATGCCCTGCGCTCCTTCGACGGCGCCGGCCTCGGCGGCGCCAAGGGCAACATCCAGTTCTCCAGCTTCGACGGCCTGGTCCGCGTCCGCGTGGACGCCCGCACGCTCGTGGACTTCGACGACCGCTTCCGCCAGGCGCAGGCGCTGATCTTCGCGTACGTCGACGAGCTCACCGGCGCGACCGGCCAGGGCGACGTGGCGGAGATCATCCGCGCGGCGTTCCGCCCCAACGGCTCCGGGATGCTCTCCCGCGCCCGCGTCATGGGCCTGCTGCGCCTCAACATCAAGCACCCGCAGTGGGTGAGCGCGATGGAGCTGCTGCGCGAGTGCCAATTCGTCAAGAGCGGCCGGAGCTACCTCTACTGCGAGACCAAGGCCGGCCGCGACGCCGAGTTCGAGGCCATCCCGCTCGACCTCGCCGCCATCGACCCCGCCGTCGACGAGCCCAAGGAAGGCGGTGCCGAATGATCGACTTCGCATCGATGGTGCGCTGCGAGCTGGATCGCGCGCGGCGGAAACACGCCTCCGCCATCCACAGCGCGGCGGAGGGCTACGCGGTGATCCTGGAAGAGGTCGACGAGTTCTGGGACGAAGTCCGCAAGCAGAGCGGCGCTCGGTCGCTCCGCGACATGCTCACCGAACTGGTGCAGATCGGCGCGATGGCGCAGCGCTGCGCCGAGGACCTCCACCTGGTGGACGCCGAGTCGCGCGGGAACGGAGGCGCGTCATGAGCCATGGCTACGCTTTTTCTGTCGGCGCGTACGTGCGCGACCGCATCGGGCGCAAGGGGCGCGTGGCGGGGCGCGAGGCCGGCCTGTACGAGGTGGCCTGGTTCGGCGCCGGCAAGCGCGACTGGCAACTTCCGCAGGACCTGCTGGCCGACGAGACCGTGATCCCGTACGGATGGGATGTCGCAGTGCGGATGGGGCCGCCGGACTACCGGGAGCACACCTACCACTGGCGCGGGCTGAGCGAGAACACGGCCAGCCGCCGCGCGATGGGAAAGTGTCAGGGCGTGCACGTGCTGTCGGTGCTGCCGATCACGCGCGAGCAGTGGGTCCGCGCGTACGGCGACCCGGACATCCAGGGGAACACGCGGAGGATGATGTCATGAGGCAGGCAAGCACGCCGGATTCCGATTCCCCGCCCGTCATGTGATCGCGCTTGCAAAGGACTGCGAAGCACACTAGGAGTAGTTGAACGGCCCCGAGAACGGGGCAGGACAGATCATCTAGGGCTTTCACCCCCTCCAACCGAAACGGTGTTGCCAGCACCGAGACACGCTCGCCAAGCGTTGCCCTGCCCACGGCAGTAAGCGAATGACAGGCGGCGATTCTACAGGAAAGGAGGGTGCGTGAAAGCCCCTTTTTCGTTCCATCCGTACAACAAGATCGTTCCCCTCGTCAAACGCCCAGGCGGCAAGACGAGGATGCTCAAGCACCTGCTCCCCATCATCACAGGCACTCCGCACGCCTGCTACTGCGAGCCATTTTGCGGCGGCGCCGCCGTCCGTGCGCGAAGCCCCCGAGCGCGCGCGAAGTCATCAACGACATCGACGGCGAGCTCATCAACCTCTACCGCCAGGTCAAGTGGCACCTCCCGGCCGTCGTCGCCCAGCTCTCCATGGTCACCGAAAGCCGAGAACTGTTCCACGACGCCAAGGAGCATCCGGGCGCCACGGAGATCCATCGCGCCGCGAGCTTCGCCTACCGGAACTTCTACAGCTTTGGCGGGGACAACGATTCGTTCGGCGTCAAGCGCGTCGGCTTCTCAACGCGCACCTGGCTAATCACCAAGATGGTCGCCATGCACCACCGGCTCAACCGCGTCTGCGTCGAGCACCTGTCATGGGAGCGCTGCATCAGCCTCTACGACAGTCCCGACACGCTGTTTTTCTGCGACCCTCCCTACACCGTCGGAGAGGTCAAGACGTACGCGGCATGGACGGGCGACAACGCGGCGCAATTGGCCCGTGCGCTGGCCTCCGCCAAAGGCCGCTGGGTAGTCACCCTCAACGACTGCGAGGCCAACAGGGCGGCATTCCGGGGCTGTACGTTCGCTGCCGTGACGACCCACGCCAACATGAGCAGCAAATAGGGCTCCGACCGGCGCTTCGCCGAGGTCATCATCACCCCTGCATAGCTTCTGCACGGCGTTTGCATCGGGCCTTCAGGCTATGCGCCTCATCCTCAAACCCCTGCCAACCCTGCGGTTCTGCCCTCGTTCAGCCTCAAACCATTGTCGTTTCGACCCTTCATACATAAGTGCCGACAGTTCAGTCGTTTACAGCCTTGTCCGGGCTTGTTCAGCCTTTCCTCAGACCGCCCGCTCCCTCTTGGAGGTGCTATTCCGATGAACAGGCTGATGGGGCGACGCGTCGTAGCCGCGTCGGTACTGCCGCTACAGCGGGGTAGC